ATAAGGCTTTATTCGGCTCTCAGCTCTTTCAAGTAACTTTCGATAACTGATGTCTGCCTTGCTCAAAGCTTCATCAGCTTCTTTGCGTCGGGCAGCGACTTCTTGAGACTTACGTGTTAAAGATGCCTCTTGACCATGAAGACGTTTTAGAGATTTTAAAGATACCTGTTGTGCTTCACCATCGACCTGGATTTCGACCAGAGCGTCTTCAGACAATGTAACTTCCGTTTCATCATCTTCTTGATCTGCTTCTGGTTCATCCTCGTCTTCAGCTGTTTCATCTGATACAGGGTCTTCGTCATCCTCTTCTACTTCTTCTAGGTTATCTTCATCTTCAGTTGCATCTGAATTATCCTCGATCGTCTCTTCTTCAAGGGTTTCTTCAGTCGCCTCTAGTTCTTCACTTTCTTCAGATGGCTTTTCAGCGTCTGTCCAGCGATCTAGTATGGCATCCGCTGCGTCCATGACATCATGGAACGCTTTGGGTTGAGTGGCATTATTTTGGACGTTACTCATGGTCCTCTTGCTCCTCTTGGCTAATGTCGCCTTTTGTAATGATTTCCTCTTTGACAGCTACTTGCTGCTTTAGAGTGTTCACCACGTCGACAAGTGCGCGATAGTGGTTGTATGCAGTCTCTCGCTCGACTTTTTGCTCAGGTTGTGAGTTTACAAACTTTTGAAACGATTGCTCGACGAGCGAGTTTACTACACGATTAAATGACTCAGACTTGAGTACTAACTCGCAGTCGTTGCCATATTGTATTAGCTCTTCTTCTTTTGACATTAATACTCTCTTTATTTCTTTGGGGGTCTGCCTTTTTTAGTTCCGTATGTTCCTGGGCCTTTTGGCATGAGATACTCCTTTAGTTGGAAACTGGTTACCCAGTTGGTGAAGCGATTGCTCTGACGTCGTCAGCAGTCTTCGCAATTTCTAGCTCGGCCTTATCGACCATCTGCTTGTGTTCTAGTTGTGCTTCTTTGAGATCCATATTGTCTGACTGGATTGCAAAGTTTGATTTAGCTTTAGACTGTTCTAACTGCACTTTCATTTGTGCAATCTTAGTGTCCATCTGAGCTTTCATTTCAGCCAGGGCTGTCTGGCGCTCCTGGATCTCCATTTGCTTCTGCTGCATCTGTATTGCCATCTCTTGTGATGGATCTGGCTGCTCAGGTGGTAGCTCTTGTGGGTCTGTTAAGTAATCTTTGACGTTCTTAATACCGTTCTGCTCCATGACGTGTGTCATAAGCTTGTACTGGTTTGGAGCCTGGTACATTTTAGCCAGCGTCGGATCTTGAGACATCAACGTGTGAAGTGCCAGGTACTTTTGAGCTTCTTGCTCTTGCTCTCCGTAGCCTAGGTGTAATTCTACAGTGACATCTCGTTTAGAACTCCAGTCGCTTGGACGTACAGGTACGTAGTCCCCAGCAATCTCTACGATCTTTTCTGCTTGCTCATTCTCGACGACCAGCTGGTAAATTAGTTGATACAGTGGCTTGAGAAATGAGTTCGCAAAGTTACGAGCAATAATCTTTTGACGTTGCTGGCTCATCGTTGCCAGCTGCTCAACCATTGCTGCAGAGTTCTGCTTACTTATAGCGTCTTTGTTTAGACCTTGTGATAACCTTGAGACGCCAGTGTTGTCCTCTTTGTCCTCATCGAGCATCTGTATCGTTTGGAATACAAATGGGTTCAAAGGTGCCTGGGGCATAGGAGCTATAGCGTCGGGTCTGGAAACATTGACGATGCCGCCGACGCGATTGTCAATAAGCTCCCTTGGATTCGTAAGACCGCCTTTGACCACCTGATAACGTGGGTTATTCGTGATCATAGAGTGATCGAGAATTGACCTGGTAAGTATAGTTCTAGCGTTCTGCGTTGGTACAACTTTAGATCCAAAGTTAGAACCAAAGAAACTGTGAGGTATCGGGAGTGGAACAAATGTGCAGAATGGTTTCCGTGTTGTCTTTTCCTTATGTAGGATGACGTTACCGGCTTTTATGACTTTGTATAACTCAGCCACTCCCGAATTACTGTTGTCCTCATTGAGGTCTATCTCCAGATACAGCTCATACACCGTAACAGAGCGTACTTGATCTTGGAAACCCTTAGCATTGAAACCACGGTCGCTCCCAATTTCTTCATGACGTGCCAACACTTCTGGATCAGTTTCCATATCCACGTCTTCGTGGTCGCCAATTTTAGCAATAAGTTCTTCATCATAACCAGCCTCTCTAAGTTCTGAAATTGTCATTTGAGTGCGGTGTCCACAGAATCCAACCGAGTCCAAATCGACGGCTTGAGGTTCAATTATAAATTCTTCGGGTGCTATGCTCTCAATAACTACCTGGCTGGTGTCCTGGGATACTCTGACGTCACCGTTGTATAAACCTAGTTCGTCTTGTTCGACTTCTTCGATCTCTACATTGTCCTGGGCAATTACCTGGTCAAACTCTTCTTCAGTTAAATCTTGGACAGGTTCTAGGTGGCTGTCTTCACGCTCATCCCAGTATACCTTCGCTATACCAGCTCGAGCTACTAGGCCATCGTGTATTACAGTCTGCATTACTTCGAACAGGTTGTTTTGCCTGTTGGCAACATAATCTGTGAATGCAGTGCAAATTTCAGCCGTTCTAGTGTCCTCTCCAGTCTGTGCCGCGAAGCGCACTGTTTTGTAGCCAGTAGAAAAGGTCTCTAGCAGTGCAGCTTTCATGCTTTCGACAGCATCGTAAACATCCATAGATACATACTTTGAGTTACCGTCGTGCGCTGGTCGGGGTAGAGTTGCGTTGTAGTAATCGATTACTTTTTTACGTTCTCTACTTATTTGGCTATCATAATAACCTATAGATCTACGGATGTTGTCATCTAAGATCGTAACTAACTTTTCGTCATCGACCTTTTTGTAATCTTTTTTATCCATAATAGTCAGACCATTTCAATATAGTGATCATTTGTAACCTCGATTGGTTCCCATGCGCCCTGGTGGACGTGGTTGGCGAGTGCCAGGCTCATGACGCAGTCGTCATGGCACCCAGGCTCTGCTTCCATACTGCCACTTTCTGTGACGACGTAAGTCAGCATTTCTCTAATAGTAACTTTATCGTTTAGTTCGATTTCGTTCTCACGGACGGCTGCTCTTAGCTCATCTATAATAAGAGGCTTTGTTTTAGCTGTTGTGCTAAAGCCTAACTTTATAGTCTCCTTGTCGGTCAACTTGTCTACCTGGACTTCCGTAAAGAAGTTTGGGTAGGCCATGTCTTTTGCCAGCCTTGTGCATGTCAGTAGACCGTGACCGTTGTTTTCTACAATGATGTATGCCGTATTAAAGAAGTTACCTAAGTAAAATAAAACCTGGGCATAATAGTCGGGATGCACATGCCCACGCCAGGTAGCTACTTGCCGTTTCTTGCTGTCGAGTACTTGGGCAACACTATAGTCACCACCTCGAACACCCATAGCGACGTCAGCTCCTATGACATATTGTTCGCCTGGGTCGTGGCGACGGTACATCGTAAGCTCACCTCGAGCGTTGTTAAGCCACTCTTCACCTTCCAGGGCTAGACGTTCTTTAGGATCTCTAGCGTCTGGTAGCATCTTTTGTAGCTGCTCAGGATTAAACACTGGGCGCCCAGTTGTCAGAAAGGCTTCCTCGGGTTCTGAGGGGTACTCTTGTCTAAACAAGTCGATACCATTTTGTGCAATCTTTCTGCGTCTAAACATAAGCTGACCGTCGTCTAGGCCATACTCTTCAGCTAGCTCTATTTCTTCTGGTGTACGCTCAAAGTTGTCAGGGACATCCTCGATGTACTCCGGATCAACGTACCAGGGAATAAACACTGGGACGTATCCGTTAGTACCTTCGACGGCACCCTTCCATAGGTCATAGAAGATACCAGCAATACCATTAGCAGTACTCTCGACAAAGATAGCTGTACCTTTTGTATTAGGTACCGCCTGGGTCAAAGAGTTCCAGTTGTCGGCTGCTGTTGTTTTACTCCAGAAAGCCAGCTCTGATGCATGGACGTGTGTAAGCGTCTCGCCTCGACCAATAGCCTCACCACCAGCTGTCGCAACAATGTACGAGCTATCAAGGATATCAAAAGACAGCTCTCGACGTGATGAGTACTTCGTGTGTGGCTTTAGTATTTCTGGGCAGTTCTCATGGTATCTCTTTGTCATATCAAAGAGCGCCCTGGTACTGTCAGAGTGGTGGGTAACAACTAGTGACTTCGCAGCTTTGCGCTGGGACACACTGAAGTACAGATAGCCACCAACGTAAGTCGATAGACCCTGCTGTCGGGCCTTAAGAATAATCACACGGACTTTGCCGTCAGTCTTCAGCTGCTTAGTGACAGCATCGTTTAGGATCTCTTGTGCAGGGTTTAACTTAAGTGGCGCAATGTCGCCTGTCTTGGTTCGTATCTTTAGTGCAGCTTTTGAGTAAAACTCAAAGTCGTCATACAGTCTCTTCCGTACTGCTTTCAGTTTCTTCTGTTGGGTTTTCATCTTGCTCTCCGTCATCGTCCAGTAGTGAACTCAAGAAAGCCTCAGCGTTATTTAGCGTAACCTCTGATTTAGCTACAGGTTTAACTTTAGTAAAATCTAAGATTAGCTTTGCAGCTTGCAGACGATCACGATTGTGTACTGGTGTTCTCATGATCTCGACTGCTGTCTCTAATGCCTCTTCTGCTCGAGCATCCATTTCGTGATCTTGTTTCATAATACTAACTACTTTCTTTGCGTCTTTCTGTGCTTGTTCGACGATTGGAACCATACGACCTTTTCCATAGCCGTCAGGTACTCCAAGTGGTCGCCCACTGTTCTTCCTGGTTTTGATCATTGCTTTAAACTTAGCTCGGCCCTCTGGTGTCTTGTGTTGTAACGCCAGGGGGTTCTTGTGAGCCGGTCGAGCCATGTTGGGGTTTTTACGTGGAGTTTTGCGTCTGGGGTTCTTAGGTGCGCCCATCGATCTCTCCTATGCTGTTAATGCTCCTGGTGCCATCATTTGTTGTTGTGGCGATAGAGCGCCTGGTGGCATCTGCCTGTCTTCTTCGTCAGCTTGTTCTTGTTTCATCATCATGGCTAATACGACAGCAAATGCCATTGCTAGTGGGTGGGTGTAAAAGTTAATCTTGCCAGAGTTCTTAAAGAAATCTTGGATCATCTTAGCTGTAGCAGGGTATTCTCGCTTCATTCTTTTTGGGTCATGAAGATAGAAAACTACTGGATCAACAGAAAACTCAGCTGCATCTCTTATGTACTTGTAATACTCTGTGTTACTACGAGATGCTTCTGATCGGTTTGCACCGCCAGCATATCTTACATCACTCCCACCAGTAAATTTGCCTTTGTCTTGCAGATGTTTTATTTCGTTACGCACTTTTGCTGTTTTGTGTTTTGAACTATCTGCAAATATCAAAAGCTTTGCCATTTCATCGTCAAATGAATGACGTCGAAAGAAATCTTCCTTTTTAGTAAGAGCATTATTAGCGCTGTAGGCACCATAAACTGCATCAAAAGCATCATTAGATAAATCATTAATACCATGTGCAACTTCATGCAGGGCTGAAATGTAAGATTGAAACTCAGATATTGTACCCATTTCGGTACCAGTATCCCCAGGTAGCATTGCGAAGGCTCTTTGTTTTTCTGGCCTGTAGACACCTAAAAACCTATCACCAGTCATTCCTGACTCTACTGACATTCTTAGGTGGTCATCATAAAGTTTTAAGGTGACACCAATAGCTTCGGCTAGCTTTTTAACTTGTTCGATGTCTTTAATGCCATTTTCAAACTCACCGCCACGCTTACCTACTTCGATGGTAGTCTGTATTGGTTTAGCTGCCCTTTTTACCTCTTGGGTACTTGGGACAAAAGACCGTTCGGTGGGTCTACTCTGGCTACGTCCTGATAAGACGCCTGATCCATCGGCTTGAACTGGGGGTCGGGCAAGTCTTGCATTGGGACTGGTTGCCCCTCTTCCTCCATCTCCAGCTGGTTGTGCAGATCCCAATCGACCTCCGCTAAGAGATCCCTTACGGGCTTCGACAAGTTTCCTTGCTGCGTTCGCGTAGTCTGGCGCTTCGTCATCTGCATATCCTCTGCTTTCTTCTCCCTCGGGAGCCTTACTACTATCATATAGGCGCTTTTCTGGATACCACAAGAGGGCTTGCAAGTCACTCATTGTTAAACCAGTGTTAGACGCTTGTGTAACTGCTGGCTCACTATTTAGTCTATCTAGTGCTTTACCAAAGACAGAACGAATAAAATCACGCTCTCTGGCACCAGCTGGGGCTTCTACCTGACCATCTAAATACTTAGCTAAAGCGTTACCAGCTTTACGTAAATCCTCTGAAACATTATTAAGACTTTGTCTCCAAGGTTTAGAAGTAGATTCTTTAGCAATTCTAGCCGCTAATTGATAAACTTGCTCAGTGTTTAAGTTTTTACCAACTTTTGTACCACTAGGTTTAAAGATACTTCGAAGACCTTTTATGGTTTCCGGTGATGCATCTTTCAACATAGTCTTTATTTCAGATGTCTTTTGTTTGACCATTGGCTGATTAATATTAACCAATGTTCCTCTATGACGGCCTACGGTTCTCATTAACCATCGATCCATAGTCAAAGAATCAAAGTTACCATAAAGGTTACTAAAGAAACCATTGCCTATTTTTGGCCCTAAAATAGACGCACCACGAACTAAAGTATTCTTACCCTCACCACTGATTTTGACATCATATTCCTTCTCAATCTGTTTTACTGGGACTTGAGAGTTCATAAAGTCTGCTAATAACTGGTGATCACCTTCGTCACTGTTTGTCTTACGAGCAAACTTATCCATCATTGTGTGATACTGGGCTAAACCGCTATTTATAGCCTTAGCAGCCTCACCTATGCCTATGTCAGTAGGAAAACGTCCTGTCCTCTGTAAGGTATCATAAGCTGTTGCTGCTAGTTCAAAGTTCTTGTCTACTTTTGTACCATTAGATGTTACTGCCAGCGCCCAAATAAACTGTATTTTGTTTGTTGGGCTAGTTAGGATCTCTGGGTAGACTTCTCCGAGCGTATTTAGTGCATCAGTGACTGTTCGATCATACCATCCGATAGCGTTGGAGTTGTTCTTGAGTGCCTCGAGTGCATCGGCGACGACATAATCAGACAATCTATTAGAGTTCTCTTCAGAAAGCTCACTTAAATCTATGTCCTCTTTGTTTTGGGCTTCTAATGCTTTCTCTTGCAGAGCTAATTTGAAGTCTCGACCTGTTCTAAAGTTACTATTTTTAGCAAAATCAAATGCAGAACCTAATGTATTAGGCATCTGTATGTTTGTTGTTTCACCTCGAGGTATCTCTGGCTGCTGTAAGAGTGGTAACTGCATTCGAGGACGTCCAGGTGCGTCTTGTTTGGTTGCTATAAGTAGATCACCTTTGCGCTCGACGTTACCTTCGCCAAACACTTGCTCTAGTCTTGGTATGTAAGACGTTACTGGTTCATTACGCTGGTAACCCTGAGTAGTCTCTTTACCAACGCTATCTTTGGAACCCTCGTAAACTGTAAAGTAAGCCTTGGCACCGGTAGGTATGGCGTTGTGTGCTTGTTGTATTACTCGAGACATATTCTCGGGTTCTTGGATAACATTTAGAGTGTTATTAGAGACAGCTACGTCTGCTTTTCCATCAGCTACTTCAGATGCAACTTGTGCATTATGCTCAGGTGTCCTGTTAAATGGGTCATAGACTTTAACTGTGACGCCTTCTTCAGCCATCTCATCTACAACATTGTCAAACTTACCACCGCCTATGTCGACTACTGTTTGTCCTTCTTTAAATACACCCTGCTTCTTAAGTTTTGTGTAACCAGCTGGGTTTTTATTCTTGTTTATAGAGGTAGCAGCTGAGTCATAAGCTTGTGGGGGTGTTGTCCATAACTCAGGTACGTTTGGCTGCTGATCTGCATTCAGATCCATACTTAAGCGAGGCTTAGGTGTGTCCTTAGACTTATTAAAGATATTTGTAATCTTTTGACCTAATGCTTCTTCGTTAATCGTTCTTTTGCCGACGTGGTTAGCCTCAGAGATAATACCTTCGGCCTGTAAGCGCTCTACAAGATCACTGGCTTCATTGTACTTTATGTCCAGCTTACGCTGTAGGTAGCTGGTTGAGACTTTTCTCTCTTCGTTAACTAAATTTAATGCATCATTGTATAAATCATTTTGTGGCTGTTGGACTTCTGTTTGGGCATCAGGTTCTGCAACGGTATCTGTATCGACATCAGGTACAACACCAGCATCTACAGCTGCTGCAAGTCCTTTAGGTCGCTGCTGTCTAATTACTCGATCGACGTAAGGCTTGATGTACTTTACGGCTACGTCTTGATTTACGTTTTCAGCAGCTTGCTCAAAGATAGCCTGGGCGTTGACCGTAGGATTAGATCCTAGGTTAAACTGTAGCTGGTCTAATGCAGAAGCAACGACAGCTTTATCTGCTCGGCTAAGTTGCTTATCGTTCTGAGCTTGTAACGACAAAGTTTCAGCGGCTACTCTGTTGGCTTCGATGCCTCTGTTGTAGTTTTCTTGGGTTGTGAACTGGGGAGTTCCAAACTGTGGTGAGGTATCAGCGTTAGTACCACCGCTGCCCATATTGGGCATATCTGTTTGTACATCAGGACTATCAAAGCTCCTCTTAAGTAGAGGGTTGTCAGGTGTGTTAGTTACCAGGTCAGGGTTGTACGTCTGAGCGTATGCACCAATGACCGGTATGATTTCACTTAGGTTGTCTAAGTATGCAACACCTTCGCCATCTAGGTTCTTTTGGATGTCATTAAGAAGAGCAACAAAGTCAGAGTTACTACCGAAGGCAGACGCCATGTTGTTTAGGACAGTCTCTAGACCACTACGGTCGAGGCCGGTGCCTAACAATATGTTTTCTACAAAGCCTGGCTTAGGTGCATCTAAGATTGTGGCTATCTGCGCTATAGCAGCTCTTCGATCTTTAGCAGCTGCTTTCTGTTTTTGCTTCTCTTCAATAACCGAAGTACCATCGGGATCTGGAAGACCTAATGCTTTCTTATTGTTTTTTACAAACTTGGAAACTTTAGATCTGCGACCAGTAAAGAAGTCAACGACACGACCACCAGCTGGTATTATTAGAGTAGCTCCTTTAGAAGCCACCGCAGCTCCACCACCTACGAAAACATTTGCCCACCTTGTGGGGTCATAAACGGCACCGGTGTGAGACAGTGGGTTCATCAAATCAGTAAACTGACTTACGCCACCCTTCATGCCACCTTTAAACAGGTCGGTGATGACGTTAGACTTTACCAGCTCTTGGAGCAGCTGTTGACCTTCTTTGGTGTCACCTACTAATTCAGCTAAAGCTTCTATCTGGCCTGTAGTTACTTTTTGTGAAACTTTCTTTTTACCAGCGCCAATACCAGCGGTAGCCGGTGAGAATACAGATAGTAACTCTTCGAGGCTTTGTGCGTTCTTAGGATCTAGCTTTTTGCTTAGTATTTTCTTTAGATCGTTTATAACTTGTACGTTAGTCGATCTTACGTCCTCAAGCGCTTGCTTTGCACCCTTGCTGGATGATGGATCTACGTTACCTAGCTTATAGCCTTCTGACTTGGAAATCTCATCGAGCGCTCGAGCTACATCAGCAGCTGCAAACTTTTCAAACTCTGGTAGCATTGAGAGATCTTCTGCTCCCATTAGCTTACCGTTCTTAAATAAACCTCGGCCTTTAATGATAGTGTATTCACCAGGTGTCGTAGCAAGTTCTGCGATACCTTCTAAGACAACTTCTTTCCAATCGATGTTCTCGACGCCATCTAGAGCTACGTCAGATACAAGCTCACCACCGGAACCAGTGGCACCCTGGGCAAATGCTTGTCTAAGTATGCCGCCACCGGCTTTCATACCGAGAGCCTCGAAGAAACCTACGATTGCTGCTTTGGTAAAACCTCGTTTGTTAGCCTCGGCTAATATCTCATCGTTAGATATGGCTGCTTTAATTGCGTATGGGTCGCTAGTATCAATATCCTGAGATCTTAAGAACTCAACAAATTCACCACTGTAGGTTCTTGGAGCGCCAGATAATACCATGATACCAGCAGCAGCTCTTGGGTTTTTAGTGATAACTCCGGTAGCTATACCAGCTCCGATAGACGGGGCGCTTTCAGTAGCAACCTCACTAATAAAAGCTAGTGATGCTAATGGGTCTTTAAAAGCACCTTTCGCCCACTCCATGACACCAGGGGCATCAGCATAAATATTAGCACCTCTTTGACCTACGTCGGACATGGGAAACTTAGTTTTAAGTTGTTCTTTTTCAGCCAGACTTGATAGTGCTTCTTCACCTTCGATGTAGGCTTCATCAACTTTAGCTGTTTTGTCAGCTTCATAGCGGTCGAAGATAGAAGTAATCTGACCAGACCAGCCGTTCTCACTGAAGTCGGTACCTAGTTCTGGGTTACGCTTTTGTATACGTTCCAGCATTTGTTTTGGCGTTAAGCCCTGTCCAGCTAGAACTTGAAGATACTCGATGCCCTCTTCTGACTCAAAGATCTGTTGGTAGAGCTGAGGGTTCATACGAGACGCTGCTGCCCTCTTCATGTTCTCGATTGAGTTTACGTCGTAGAAATCAGCTTTCGCTGCAGAACTAGCAGCCTTACGAGCGTCAAAACCCTGACCTATGCCAATAGCACCTCGGACTGGGGCGTTTATAAAAGCACCTTTAAGATAACCTGTTTGGTTTTGTGGCGGCTGTTGGTTATTATTGGTCTGGGTATTATTACCTAATCTACGTTTCAGTGCCTCAGCTATCTGAGCGCGGCTCATCGTGGCAGGAAATTTAAAGACCTGACCGTCTGGGGTTTTTATTGTTTGCATGTTTATTCCTCATCACTGAACTTGCCAGTGGCAGGGTTGAAGGTAACTTCCCCACCAGACGATCCCTGGTCGGGCAATGTTAAACCATTCATTCTTGCATACTCATACTGTTGAGCTTTGATTGCTGCTACAGTTGACATGTAATGTTTCTTAACTTGAGCGAGGTTGGCTGCAAATTGTTCTCTACTAGAAGACTGACGTAAGCTTCCTAAAGATGCATTAAGTTGTCTAAGTTCCATCTCACTTACTTGACCCAATGCACCACCGGTTGGAGATGCATCTCGCATGGCTTGCAAGCGATCAAAACCAATAGCCGCCTCAATCGTATTAATAGAAGCAGCGGTATCATGCGCTGGTGTACCAGGCACTGCTTTCATGATGTTTCCAAAGAACCCTGTAGTTTGAGTAAAAGGATTAAATGTTTCATCTGCTAGGTTATCTTCAACGTCTTGGATGGCTTGCAAAGCTGCTTCACTATATGCTGCTGTAGGTGGCCCCAATGGGCCTTTCTTTTTGTCAGCATCTTGCTGCATCTTAAGTGCCAGTCGTTTACGTTCAGCTTCTTCGTTGGCTCTAAGCATCTGCTGTTCGTACTCAGCCATCTTGCCAGCTCTGTTGTAATCCATGATGTCGCCATAGGTCTGCATTCCAGCAGATAGCGCTGGTAGTGCGCCCTGGGAAGCTGCTCCCATGACGTTACCACCGATACGCATCATGCCCTCAGTACCCATGTCGATCTGTTGATCTGGTATACGTGAAGACCTACGTCGGTTGCCGGTAGCATTTGTCTGTTGTGGCTGAAGCGCTGGTCTTTGGTTTGCAGTGGGGTTTGGTGATCTATTGAGGATAGGAGTTGTACCAGCATTAATAGGTAGCCTAATGCCCTGCTGGGAAAGCATACCGGAGTGGGTCATTGGTAATCTATATGCCATTATGAAAACCCTCCGAGACCGGAGGAACCACCAAAGAAGCTATTGAAGATCGGAAGGCTACCGACAGAGTGCGATAGGTCATCAAAGAAGTCACCGCCCATGCCACCGTTGCCCATACCAAAGCCACTCATAGCTCCACCTAGGCCACCGCCAGCTACGGACACTGGGTTAAGTGCATAGTTGGCATTCACTGGCATCGATGATCCAGACAGAAAGCCACCAAAGTCTTTACCTAGGTTGTACTTGTAGCCGGTGTTGTAATCAAAAAGAGCCTTGTTGGCATCCATCTCTTCCTGGTCAAATTGACGTGTGTTGCCACCTGATCCAAACGCAGTGTTAAGACCACCGGCTGCTCCATCAGCTCCCAGCGTATAGGCAGACCTAATGTCCTGGTTGGCTTGACCAGCCCTTGTAAGAGCATCGATGCCCCTGCCGAACTGGGTGTTATCCTCAGCAAGCTTGGCAGATCTAAGTTGATTAAAGACGTCATTTGATACGTCAGCTGTTCGATCGTCAAACCCACGTCTTTCGATTGCAGCTTGTACGCCAGTTCTACTTGCGTTGGTGTTACCGGTGCCTGATGCATTCAGATTAATCGTAGGTAAATACTGTTCCTCTAGTCGTCGCTTGTCGTCACGCATAAGCGCTTGAACGATTGGAGACATGTTAGCTTGTGCATAAGAGGAAGCATCAGCCATAGGATCTGCAGCTGCGTTAGTAGCAGCCATGTTTCTCAGGTCGCCGTAGATGTCTCGGGTGTTCTGACCAAACTGTGCATTATCACTCATCAGCCTATTGCCGATGTTGTACTGATCCATGCCGTAGTTGTACATCATGTCGTTGGTTAGGCGCTGGCGTTCATTGGCTGGGGCAAACATATCACCGGTGTAGGCTCCGGTGTTATACATATCCATGTAGTCACTGCCTACGCGATCTACGTTGTCTTTCATGTACGGAAGCATAAACTCGTAGTATTCGTTATTCTTAGCGTTCATGTTAGCAATATTCTTGCGATCTTTAGCAGCTCCCATCGCGCCTAGGACGCCACCTATCAAAGACATTGACATTTCTATGATCCTTTTAGTGTTTTATACTTGTACCCAAGCCGTTCCATTGTAGACGACTAAACCCTCAAAGTTGTTTCCCAGTGGGTTCCACGGGGAGACGGCATAGCGCACCATGCCTTTCTTAGGTTTGTCGGGTGGATTATCGATGACCTGGATAGATCCCTCGATAATACTCTTTAGTGAATTCTCAATCGACTGTAGTTCGTTGGCTAGATACAAAATGATGCTAGCTTCGATCGAGGGTATAGGTCTCCTTGTGTATGGATTAATGACGACGTCAGTTATCTCATTAGTAGCCATAGCTATAATCTCCCAGTACTGACGACCTCAAAATCAAAACCACTGACAGAGAAATCTTTGAGATCTGGTGTCGTGATTTTGTAGCTGAGGTATCGACCAGCTGATCGACTATCGATCTTGTGTTGTGTTGAGCTGTTGAAACTGGAAGTGGCACCATAGTTAGGTGTTTCGTTAGCGTAGTCTGCTGCACCAAAGGTAACATCAAACAACTTGTTAGATGAAACCGTAGAAAACTGAGGTACCGCCTTAACGATGTTCTTATAGCCCGACAAAGGTAGACCAGACTCATCCAGGTCTATGCCAGTGCGCTCTATAAAGATAGGCTTGGTAGCTACAGTGTTAAGGGGCTGCGAAAGTAAACTGTCCCTGTTGATACCGTCGAGACCATAGATCCTATGTTGGGTCAGGCCGTCAGCTGTATCTTGCTGGGAAACCATAAGAACGTGCCTGGTAAAACCACTGTCCTGAGATGCGTAGGTACCGCCGTAGGTGTCGTAGGTTGCTGTAGCTGGTACACTGTCGTAGGTTGCTACTGTGTCGACGTTGGCGGTGGTTCCAAAGTATACGTTAGGCAGATCCAAAAAAGACCACGTATTGTTGATATAGTTGAAAACGGCTGCTCGGTTACACCCATCCCCATTGGTGAATTCTGACATGTCGTCAGCTGTCTTGTAACAGAAGTAGATCTCTTCTCGCTGGGGATCGTACTGCACGAAGCAGCGCCCAGTAGAAGTACTATCGATGCCATTAAAGATATAATCTTTGACACGACCGTCGACGATCGATTGACGTGAGACGCCGTCAGTTGTGTAAATGTCTTTACTGTCAAAGACGTAGTGTTTACCGGCGACTTCGACGACGCAGTTAGGGTTGATGCAGCCGACGTCATTAAAGAGTTTCCGGAAGTTAAATATGAAAGTACCGCCAACAAATTCCATGAGCCAAACTTGACCGCTGGAGTAAATCAGGAAGTTAGAACCAAGGCTGGCACCGTCAACTATGGGTGTATCCATCTCAACGAGATCATTGAAGCCAGCGCTCTTGGTGGTGTCCAGCTCATCCCAGCTGTCGGGGGCGTTGTTAGCTAGAGCTATGTTACTAAAGCGTATCCGTGTTGGAAACTCTACGACACCCTCCTGGGTATTCATAGCAATCAGAAAGTCGCCGAAGCTTCTCAGTGTCTTCGCACGAAAACCAGTAGGCCAGTTTACCAGGGGTGCAAATGCATTCATCGATGGCGTCTTATAAAGGGGGCTGCTGTCTTCTCGATTGAGATACTGGACGTTAGCCAGGGACGTCGCTGTAACGACAGGGGCACTCGATTGAGTGGCGTTGGATGCATAGTCTGAAGTGATGACGTGATTTGTCATCGTGTGGACGTTGTACTGGTCATCGACAATCAGGACACTGTCGTAGCCTGATGCACTGTAGAGGCCGCTGATAAACACCGGTACAAATGTGGTGACATCCTTGACGTCTCTAAAGGCTGGGGATCTTGTGATGTTGCCCTGGTCAAAACGCACGTTCTTAGCTCTAGTGTACGCATTGATTGGTAAGTTGAAAGGTGCCTGGTCAGTGATTACGCCTACGTCACCGAGGTTACGAAGGGGTAAATTTGGCATATCTTTAGTAGGCTCTTGTGAAGATTGCTATGCGGTGGTTTACAGAATTAAACGAGTAGATAGTTAAAGTTGCTGAAGAACTTAATGTAAAATTAAGGACACTTCCGTTAGTATCACCTACGCTTACATTATTAGCTAATACTCTCCAGTAGTACTGATTGCTCTGTGGGTTCCAAGCAGTGTAATTACCAGCAGGAACAGTTACGCCAGTAGACACATAACCAGCTGTAGACGGTACTGTGGCAGAGCCAATGCCGGTGATGTGACCGTTGCCGTCTACGGTAATGTCCTGGATAAACGTAGAGCCGCTGTTGTTGATACTACCAGCTGCACTGACGGATGGGTGTGTGGGTATGGTAGTAGTGACGTCACTTAAGCCGCCACCTCGGGTAGCCGTTAAGACACCATTGCCGGTGTTATAAGACATGCCGGTGACCACTGGGGGTGTATCGAAGGAAAAGTTACCAGCGCCATCCGTCTTAAGAAACGTGTTGGCTGCACCATCGGATATACCGAGGTCTAGAAGTGTCTGGGGTATACCCATAGATGTCTTGAAGGAAGCGACGGTCACCTGTTTCATGGTGCCACCATCGTTTACTACGACACCGTCGGCATCGACCAGGGCATCTGCAGATGGTGTAGTGGCACTACCGTCGAGGACATTCAGTTCATCTTCGGTACTGGTGACGGCTGCGTCTATCGATGGGAAGGTACTTAGGATAGTACTTTTGATGAGGCGGAAGTGGTCGTCGGCTTGGCCTAGACCATCAGTCGACGCTGGGTTATTAGCGTTCAAACCGTCGATATATGTAGCTGACTCTAAGGCCATGTCGGGGGTTCCTTCTTGGGGTCTTTTTGTGGGGCTGGGGTTGTGCTGAAGAACGTCTAACAACAACAACAACGACAACCCTTTAACGGTCTTTTATAATCGATTGATTAGATTAGACCACGGGGGGTCAAATGAATGACTATGGTACCAAATCTAGGTCATTGATTAGACATTGATAGGTCATATCCAATAGTATCAATCACTTATGAGAACACCGGATATATTATCTGTTGTTCTCTTTGG